GCGAAATTGAGGCATATAATAATTTAGTATCTGAGTTTTCAGACAATAAAATTATGTTAGGCCAACTCGATTTAATGCTACAAAAAGACTTTACAGAATTGAGCACACTTAGAAAATTAAACAGATTAAGAAATAAATTAAATCAGTAAACTATGTTAAAATTAAGTATTTGCCTTTCGGATATTCCAAAGGAGAAAATCACAACCGCGAAAAACGGCAAGAAATATGTTGCATTGGTAGTATGGGAAAACCGCGAACAAGACAAGTACGGTAATACTCATTCGGTCCAAATGAACAAGGAAAACAAAGAGGAACCTACTAAATATGTGGGTAATGGTGTTGATTACGATAAACGTAAACCAGCCGACCAAACCGAAACCCCTCAAAGTAGTGGCGAACATGACGATTTACCATTTTAGTTATGGAAGATTGCAAATGTAAGATTTGCGGCAGAACTGAATACATAGACGAAAGAGAATGGATAAACAAGTCTAGGTGTTACAACTGCCGCAAAATAAACGTATATGAATTTGCCACAGAACTAGCTTATGAGAAATGGGGTCAAGTTTGCGAGTTGCACGTATCGGGGCAAAGTGACTATCAAATAGCGCGAAAGTTTAAAGTTAAAGTTTCAGTAATTACCGAGATAGTTCATAAGTACAAAGGTTTACCTAATCAACGTGTTTTAGTAACTTTTAAGCCAGAAATTGAAGAAGTAAGTACATTGTTTAACATTGGCGAAAGAGTGCGAATAAAGGGGCTGCAAAACAATGATATAGTGGCAGACAAAAGGCCGTCAAGTAATGGTTTTAAATATAAGTTAGTTGGTAGCCCTAATTGGTACTATCCGAAAACATTAGTAAAATTAAATAAGGAGGTTTAAAAATGAGAGAAATAAAATTTAGGGCGTGGTTAACCGATTCGGAACAAATGGTATTTGCAAACGACCAATGTTCAACTGATTATTGTGAAATTTGGATATTTACAGAAAACAATATAAAAATTCAAGTTCAAGAAACTATTTGGAGAGAGGGAGGTGGTGAAACATTTGAACGAATAGAGTATGTTGATGTAGATGCTAAAATAATGCAATACACTGGACTAAAAGACAAAAACGGCAAAGAGATTTATGAGGGTGATATTTATCACATGGGAGATAAAAAAATTACTTATACCGTTGTTTGGCATGATTCAGGGTTAATAGGTAAGCAAAACGGAAGTTCAAGTTATGCGGGGTTAGAACATTGGATGTGTAAAATCGAGGTAATAGGTAATATTTGTGAAACAACCTAAACCGAAAAAGTGCAAAAATCCGTCTTGCGGTAAAGTGTTTACACCTAACTTTAAATTGCAGCGAGTTTGTTCGATAGATTGTGCCTATCAACTAGCAAGGATTGAATCCGATAAAAAGCAAGCTAAGGAGGCTAAAGTTCAAAAGGCCGAAATGAAAGAGCGAATCAAAACTTTGAGCGATTATAAAAGAGAGTTGCAAGTTTTAGTAAACCATTTGGCCAGACTAATTGATGAGTGCGCACCATGTGTTTCAAGCGGTAGAAGTTCGGGTAAAATGTCGGGAGGTCATAGGTGGGCTTGTGGAGGTTGGGATAATTTAAGATTCAACCTTATGAACATTTGGATTCAATCATTTCACGATAACCACCATTTAAGCGGCAATCCTAGTGGGTATGATAAGTTTTTAAAAGAGGTTGGAATTTATGAGTTGGTGATGGATCTAAACGTTACCTACCCAATGATGAGGTGGAAAGATTACGACATAAAAGAAAAAATAGTTATCGCCAGGCAAATCGTTAAAGAACTAAAAGAGGCTAACCAAGTGGATAGCTTACCAAGAAAAACAGATTTAAGAATTGAATTGAGAGTAAAATACAACAAACAATTAGGAATTTATCTATGACAAACAAAACAACTTATGAGGACTTCCTCAAAACAAAAATTAAAACAATTCAGGAAAGCGGATTTAATGTTGATGAAAGCGAGTTAAACCCGCTATTATTTGACTTCCAAAAGTACATTGTTAAGCGAGCGTTAAAGGCGGGTAGGTTTGCTATTTTTGCCGATTGTGGATTGGGTAAGACTTTTATGCAACTAGAATGGGCGCGATTAGTGTCCGAAAAAACACAGCATCCCGTTTTAATCCTTTGCCCTTTAGCAGTCGCAGGTCAGACAATTAAAGAGGGTGAAAGATTCGGGATTAAAGTTGAACGCCTTAAATCGGATGTGTTCGGGCAAGGAATCTATATCACAAACTATGAGCAACTTGAAAATATCGATTGTTCGGTTTTTAGTGGAGTGGTTTTGGATGAATCGAGTATTTTAAAAAACTTCACTGGAGTATATAAAAATCTAATAATTGACAGATTCCAAACAACTAGATATAAACTAGCATGCACCGCAACACCAAGCCCGAACGACTTAAACGAAATCGGGAACCATAGTGAATTTTTAAACGTATTAGATAGCCAAGATATGCGCTCCAGATGGTTTGTAAGGGATGAAGGAATGAACAATTACAGACTTAAAGGCCATGCAAAAAAAGACTTTTACGGATGGGTAAGTTCATGGTCTATTATGTTGGTGAATCCTGGAGATTTGGGATTTAATGCGGATGGGTATGTATTGCCAGAATTAAACTATATCGAAAAGGAGATTAAAACCAAAGCCCGCGATTCATTTAAAATGTTTAATGATGTTTCGGTAAATGCTACTAATTTCAATCAGGAATTAAGATTGACAAAGATTGAAAGACTTAGCGAAGTTTGCGACATTGTAAATAACTCAAAAGATAACTTTATAATTTGGGTAAAACAAAACGAGGAAGCTGACTATCTTTTAAAGCTTATACCAGATGCAAAAGAAGTGAGAGGTAATGACCTACCAGATAAGAAAGAAAAACTCTTATTAGGCTTTGCAAACAATGAATTTCGAGTATTAATAACCAAATCAAAGATAGCCCAATTCGGGTTAAATTACCAAAATTGCGCAAATCAGATATTTGCCTCATTAGATTTTAGTTTTGAAAGTCTTTATCAATCAATTCGCCGTTCTTATAGGTTCGGCCAAAAAAACCAAGTAAATATTTATTTAATAACCACAGACACAATGGCAAACGTAATTAACACAATTAAGCAAAAAGAGGCCCAATTTTTAGAAATGCAGTCAGAAATGAATAAGAACATTAACGGCGAAAAATACGGCCTTTTAAATGAATATCAGTATAGAGAGTTTAAGAATGAGAATGTATTTTTAATGAAAGGAGATACAAATATCGAAATTAAACGAATTCCAGACAATTCAGTAGATTTAATTGTTTTCTCTCCTCCTTTTAGCTCTTTATTCACTTACTCAAATTATATTCATGATATGGGTAATAATGAGAGCCATGCGGATTTCTTCAAACAATACACCTTTTTGCTTAAAGAGCTGTACCGAATTTTAAAACCAGGTAGAATAATGGCATGCCATACTAAGGACTTAGGCGTTTATAAAAATAGTTCAGGATATACTGGAATGTACGATTTTACTGGCGAACACAATGAATCTGTATTAAGCATGATACCCGATGAATGGGCTGGTGATACTACAAGAAAAAACCACAAAGAAACCGAAAAAGCAGGATTTAAATTTCATTCTAAAATTACTATTTGGTGCGATCCAGTACTTGAAATGCAAAGAACTAAAACACAAAGACTACTTTACAAAACCGTAACAAGCGATTCAACAAAGACTGGAATAGGAATGGCCGAATATGTGACTATATTTAAAAAGTGGGATGGTTCAGATGAATCTCAATGGGAGCCAGTGACAAATATTACTAAAAAGAATTTCCCTTTAGATACATGGCAAAAATGGGCAAGTCCCGTTTGGATGGATATTAAAAGGACTGATGTTTTAAATGGTCCTGAAGGTACTGCAATGGGTGACGAAAAACATATTGCACCGCTTCAGCTAGAAGTAATTAATCGAATAGTTAACCTTTGGAGTAATGAGGGCGAAATGGTATTTACTCCTTTTTTGGGGATAGGTTCAGAGGCTTACATGGCAGTTAAAAATAATCGCAAAGCTATTGGATGCGAGTTAAAAGATTCTTATTTTGATGTAGCTGTTAAAAATATTCAAAAAGCTGAATCCGTAAAGGCGCAATGTGAATTATTTTTATAGTTTGTTTTATTATATTTGTATCTGAAAACCATTAGAGGGTAGGAGTTCTAATGGTAGTTAAAAAAACCTTAATAAAGGCCTGATGCACTCCTACGCTGATGGCCTTTTTTATTTACGCTTAATCAATGCGAAATTGATTATTAAATTATGGCATACGAATTAATATTTAAGTCCACAGAAAGAAGCGAAGTAGATTCAAGTTTAATATTAGACACAAACAAGTTTAATGAGATTTTTATTAGGATTGATAATAATGAATCTTCATTTTCAGATTGTCTGTATATCTGCTTAGAAAAAGAAAGTGCTATTAAACTAGCCAAAGAGTTAAGAAAGCAAATATCTTTTTTGGAGGATTAAGTAATGGCAAAGGGATTACCATATTTTAAATTCACCCCTAGCGAGTGGCTAACTGGTGATATTTGTTTTGAAGATTTAGAGGCGCAAGGATTATTTATAAATATTTGCGCTTGGTATTGGCAACGTGATGGAGTTTTATCTATTGATGATATTAATAAAAGATACAATAAACCGACCGCTTTAATTTCGCTTTCTAATCGCTTTTTTAATGTTCAAAATAATTTAATTTCTATTGAGTTTTTAGATGAACAATTAGAAGAAAGAAAGCATATAAGTAAGACTAATTCAAAAAACGGAAGCAAGGGAGGAAGACCTAAAACACTAGAGGAAAAACCGACCGCTTTAATTTCGCTAAGCGAAACGAAACCGAATGAAAACCCAATAAGAAAAGAAGAAGAAAAGAATAAGAACTTAGTAGTATCTGGAAAGGTGGTTTATTGGGAAGTATTTTACAACTATGCTAAATCATTAAAAGAATATTATAAACCTGAATTAGATTATAGTTTAGAAACAACATATACTGAATGGGCAGAATTAGGTGGACATTTGTTAAATGGTAGGCAAATAAAGGAATGGAAGAAAACTCTTAGAAATACAATCCCATACTTAAAGCCAAAAATAAAACCAATAGAAATTCAAGTTGAAGAAACCGACCGCGAATATAAAATCAGAATGTTAAGGGAAAGGGGTTTTGCGGTATGAACGTAAAAGTAATTGACTTTAACGATAAAAGAAAAGAGTTTGAGGCTTTCCATAAATCGGGCGGGGCTGGTATGAATTACGCTGGATTTGAATGTTTAAATGGAGTGTTTCAATTCTCATTAGACGGTGTGACAGATATTACCGGCTTACCTCATAGCGGTAAGTCTGAATTTGCTTTAGAACTTTTATTTTACCAATCAGAGGCATTTGGGTTAAGACACCTGATTTACGCGCCTGACATTGGAAGCTATAACGAAATTAGAAGAAAACTGATTGTAAAATATTATCGTAGAAGTTTTAGAGGTTACGATAATTCGGTTAATGAGTTGGATCTGATTAATTGTTCAAGTTGGATTGATACCTATTTCCTAATCGCTA